GGAGTCTGCAACCATCATCATAAATTTAAAGATTCCTACCGTGGTCTTGCCTGCTGCCGTGGTCCCTTCCAGATAATCCCGCCTGGTTCTGGTAGTCAGGAAATCTTTAAACTTTGGCGATAATACCAGTTTCATATTCTCACCTTCCTCACTCCATCACTTCATCCGGATGCACATCATGCAACTGTTTCAGAATTTCTTCCACATTATTCTCTTTCTCCTGAAGCTGTTCCTCATCTGCCCGGCTGCTGTCTTCCGCTTTCGCTTTCAACAGTTCAATCTCTGCTTTCTGTTTCTCTGTAGCCAGACTCATATGATCCGCCAGCCACTGCAATGCTTTCATCTTATCCAGCAGCTCCACGCTGTCCGTCTTGCCAAAACTGACCTTTTTCACAAGTGTGCCATCAGCGAACGGATTGTTCAGGTTGATCTTATTTCGTTTTGGATCAATATAATCCTTTGCATCTGCATACAGGATATCAATGTATTTCTGCACGATATCCTCCTCAGAAAGCATCTCCCGGTTGAGACGTCCCTGTTTGAGATTGTTAATTTCCTCTTTCACCTTAACATTTCTTAACATTCGCGAACCTGCTGCCGCCGCTGTTTCATATTCGCAATCATATGCTTTCATGTACGCCTTCGTAGCGTTAAAACTGCGAATATAATAAATACAGAAAAGCCTTTGTTTCTCAGTCAGATCCGAATTATCCGCCAGATTCACCACTTCCTCTGAAGGAGGCGGACTGCTGCCGGACATTTTGCATCCTTTGGAATCTGATTTTGTGTGCACCCTTTTTGTATTTTTGTGTGCACCCTTTTTCGCATCCCCGGATCTGTCCCAGGCATATCTCTTCTTCCAGCTCTTAACCGTATTCATTGATACATTGTATTTCTCTGCGATGTCCTTATATTTCATACCGGACATGTAGTCTGCTTCTGCCTTTATCTTGACATCTGACATTTCACCACCTTCCCCACGAAAAAAAAGACGCATTTCCTGCAAAGAAAATACGTCTTAATGAATTATAACAAAAAACTAATTGTAAAAATTTTAACACATAAAAAAGCATATGTCTAGGGTCGCAATTCGGGCAATATTATATCGCATCGGACCCAAATAAATAAACTGCCATCTCCTTGATCAGCTTTTTCTTATATGCCCGGACCGTCTTTTCATTCAGATTCTCTGAATATCCGTCTGATCCGGCCAGTGTCCCGGCAATTTCTTCCCAGGTATAATTTTCGCCACCTGGTTTACGATTGAAATATCTTGCCTCGATGACTTCATACCCTTTCATGCCCCGGATATGTTCCAACGCCGCTTCTACTCGCTCCACATCATTTAAACTGCGTCGGTATGAATCCATCCGGTCACGCAACTTCGTATCGTCATCCACTGGTCCCCCACCGTTTTTTATGTATGAGGTGATTGACTTGCTCTTTCCGTGCAATGCAATCTCAAGGTATTCCTGCTCATTGGAAACGTGCTCTTTCAGCACATTGAAACAATACAAAATCTTTTCTGTATTCTTGAACGCTTCATTTGACATTGCTTTCTGGCGATCGATCCAGGAAATGGAATTCATCTTTTGGAATACTTCGTCTATCGTGGCCAAGATCGTTTCCTTTGTCTCCTTACTTACCATTGTCTACTCCTCCATCTGTTTTGTGGTATCCGTCCTTTCTACCCGGATACCGCCTTTTGATCCCGTTTTAATGTCTGCCTTTGTTACATCATTAATCTTGACCGTGATGCTGCTGATGTCTTCATCCGCGATCAATTCCACTGCTGCCTGCAGGAAGCTTTTGACAGCATCAGACTGATCCCGTTCAAATAATGATCTGACTCTCTTCCGTCCTTTTTCTTTCTTGAGCTTGTTCAGTCGATACCAGTCTGCTTCCGGACACTTACACATTTCTGTCGCATATTCGTTTTTCTCTTCGTCCGTCCAGTCCTCTGGTACCTCTATGGCTGTGATCTGTCCACAGAATTTACAAGCTCCCTCTGTCGGTACCAGAGACATATGCTGCAATCTCATCTTCTTTACTTCCTCGCTTAACATATGCTACCCTCCTGTTCCCATTTTTCGATAATCACATCTATCACTGCCTGCTGCTTCTTTTCGCCAATACCTTTGATCTTACCTATCTCGTCACGGATCCGATCGATCGCCGGCATTTTGTTGTGTGTTGGATCTACCGGCTCTTTTCTTGCCCCGGCATCATAGCCGGACCGGTAAACACTTTCTATGTAGCACTTCATTGCGTGATGATCCATGCGTTTAATTTTCTCGTATTCTTTCCTGGTTAATTCTTTCTTTGCCATGCGACCCTCCTTTAGTTAAACGGCAGCTCCTCCTCGATTGCATCCGGAATATCCATGAAGCCGTCTCCCGGATCAGATGCCGGTGCCGGTCTTGTTGTGTTTCCTGTACTGCTGCCTCTGTTTTCATTCTGCGCTGCTGCCGCTTTGCTCTCTGCAAACTCCTGCTCCTCAACAATGACCTCTGTGGTATAAACCTTGTGGCCGTCTTTATTTGTGTAGCTTCCTGTCTGGATCCGTCCGACTGCCACGATCTTGGTACCCTGATGAAGATAATTCTCCGCAAACTCTGCTCCCCTGCCGAAGACAACACAATTGATAAAGTCCGCTGTCTGGTCATCTCCCTGACGCTTATATCTGCGGTCGACTGCAAGGGTATATCTTGCAATCGCTGTTGGTTCATCGCCGGAGCTGTATCTGATCTCCGGATCACGGGTCAGACGACCCATTAAGATTGCTTTATTCATGATTAATATTCTCCTTTACTATCTCGATTGCATTATCTATTGCTTCTATTTTGTAGCCGTATCCTATAAAATCTCTGTCTTTTAGTTTTTGCAATCTTTTATAAAGTGATTTTCTTTCTTCCAACTTTTTCACAACCTTGTCAACATCATAGGCTGTAGGTTGTGCATCCAAAAAATCAAGAATCGCTTTCATCTGGCTTTTATTGTAATGTTGTTCTAAAAAATTCAACTTATCCGCATCAATTAACCTCATTCTTTTTCGCTCCTCTCAATTCTTTTTCCTGTCACTGTGTCAAAAATCTCACGGTATGGATTTTCACTAATCACCTCTCCAGTAGCTTTCCGCTCCCGAAGAACGATGTCGGCAATAGAGAAACGACCGCCTTTTTCTGTAATTAAAAAGCCATTCTTCCTGTTATAATCAGCCATTGCAGCAACAGCCAGTTCTTTATCCTCGTCATAAAAAATACATACGTCAGGCCTTGAACTGCCATTATGTCTCTTCAAAATTACATCGTAAATAATATCACTCATTATCCTCACCTCTCAATTTTTCCAGTTATCCGGCAACGGTTTCCATGCGCTTACAATCAGTCCAAACGATTTATAACTTCTTTCCTCATCGCCCGGATAGAATGCGCCGCCATTTTTATCCTCTTCATATCTTGCGATATCAGGCATATTGCAGTTCTCAAAGGACACCAAAATGTATGTGTCCGTTTCTGGCTGCCGCTCATCTATCGGAATCCATCTGCTGCCCTCCAGCTCATCAATAAGCTTCTGCTGCGTTTGAATCGGCATGGTGCTGTTCTTGATTTCCTGTATTACTTCTTTTAATTCCTGATCTGTCATAATTACCTCTCATTTCGTTATTGCAGTTTATATTTGCCGGATCCTTTTCAGGACCCGGCTGTGATTCTCCTGTTGATCTGCTGCCAAATTATTTTTCTTTCACAATGGTATTATCTGCTCCGGAAATTGTAATCCATCCGTGCTTGAGGCGGGCTTCCGCTTCTTTCATTTTAATCAGCTCGTCCGTAATGGAATTACTGAGCTTCTTGTTTGCTTTGGCCTCCGCTTCTGCCGATATCAGCTCCGCATTTGCCTTTGCTTCTGCTTCGGTCTTCTGTACTTCTGCATCTGCCTTTGCCTTATCAATGGCAGTCTGATTATTAATTTTCTGGGTTTCTGCTTCCTGCTGCGCCGTAATCTTAGCGTTGATAGCTTCTCTGGTCTTTTGGTCTACTGTAATATCGATCAAAGACACGTTGCTGATCGTGATGCCATATTCTTCAAACTTATCAGCCAGATATTCAGTCAATGCCGTATTGACATTTGCCCTCTCAGATCCTAAAATGTCCGATACCTTATACCGTGAAATCACCTCTTTGGTCCAGGAAACAATATTCGGCTTGATAAACCTGTCTCGAACATCTTCACCGTTCTGTCCCTTAAATCTGGTAAATACTTCGCTTACCTTATCAGCCTTAAACTGATACGAATATGTAAGATCAATCTGCAGAGCTTTTCCTTCTGAGGAGCTCGCCGAAAAGCTTTCGTCCTTTTTGGAGTCACCTTTCTTCTCCTTCGTCAGGTATGACTGCTCCAGTCCTACGGTATACGTTTTTACTTTCACTGT